AATGCTGGCACCAAATGGTTTCTCAGCATATACTTTTGCGTCTGCCTCCCCTCCGTAATACTCTCGCTTCTCTCTGATGAGTTTTCTAAATTCAAACTCCAGCGATACCTTCATCAATGAAAGATCGCTATGATGGTTTAAGTATTTATTGTGTTGAAAAGGAGTGTCTAATGAGATGACACTTAGGTTTTCAGAATATACTCCGTCCTTAATATCAAAATCAATCTGACTATCTTTTTTCCATTCTTCTTTTATGTGATCAAATAATTTAGCAAGTTTTTCAATTCGTGTCATATACTTTAAAATCTTTATCACGGAAACTCATTTGGGCATACTTGAATGATGCCTGTGCCGTAACAACACTCTCCTCTCCTATTGTAGCATCAAATTGAATTTGAGACAAGGAGTATGGGAATAAGTATTGAAAGTCTGCTACAAGGTTTGCATTAAAATTTGATGTAAAGATTGTAAGTTGTGCTCTTGACAGATTTAACGGTGCTGTATTTTCAGACTGACCGTTGTTCCGTATCCAATTAAATATTTCAGCATAATTATGCATATCTTCATCAATGATAAAGGTAGCTTGCAAGTCTCCGTAACTTACACCACCCCCACCAATAATAGGAAAAGATCTAAACCTAGTTGCTACTTCAGTAAATGGAACTGAAATATCAGGAAAATTAACTGCTTGACAAAAAAACTCTGTGTCTGGAAAAATTTCAAACTCCATCTTAAATCCCTGTGGAGATAAAAAATTTCTGTTTCTTGGTTGTGTATTATACCAGCTCATTATGTTTCCCTATGATAGTCCTCCCATAAGTAGTCTTCCACCTCATACAAAGGGCAGGGTTCTTCAAATAGGATATCCATTCTATATTTATTGACTCTCTCTAGTAACTCTAGTAGATCCTCATCTTGCATACTCATCTATTTTGTCGAGAATTCTGTTTAGTTCGTAGTGTGCTCCATCATGCCACTCTCCACCTTTATTCATATGTGTTCCATTATAAAGTTCATTCTTACATTTCAAAACAAAGTTTTTAATCTCGTCTCTAGTCATAGTATTTCTAGGCACAAGCACTTAAGCAATTACAACTATGTATAAAAAAAGGACCCCCTTGCGGGAGTCCTGTGTCGGTTTGTGAATACAGATCACATAAGGTTCTCGATACGAACTCTTCTGTAATACTGGTTGATACCTGCAGTAAGGTTGTCCTGATCGGGAACACCTGCAGAACGCTCAACGAATGGGTTGCTGACCATGCCGTAGCGGGTCTTGAACGCAATCTTGGGCTGGAAGGTGTTAGGATCGATGCTGCGTAGTTGCTGGAGGGGAACATATGGGCAGTAGAATAGACCTGCGTCATATGGGTTGGTTCCCTTATAACCCATTACATAGTAGTGGGTGTTGGAAACGTTAGCAGAATAAGGATCAACATAGACCTTGATGCGACCGTTCATGGTTCCTACTAATAGGTTACCAGTGTCATCAACTTCACCAATGGTGTTGGACTGTCCGATGTTGGAGCTGTAGTCAATGACATCCATCATTGCTAGAGCGGAAGCAACGTCAGCAGAGGTGATGATGAAGTTACCCTTTCCTCTACGAGTTTGTTGAGCGATAGCGTTAGCATCGCGCTCCATCTGGAATACTAGTCCCTTCCATTTCTCAGCGAGCCAACGGCCGTTGGAGTCAACGTCTAGGTCAAAGATACCAGGAGTAGCAACGTTGTTCTGAGCACCTTGCTTAGCAACACCATATACGGTACGAACAACTTCTCTGTTGATTTCAGCAAGAATCTCGCTAGAAAGAAGGTTAGCAAGTTCTGCTTCAGCGTCAAGACCATGGATTGCTCTGAGGTCTTGTGCTAGTTCTAGAGTGTACTCAGCTTTGAGTGCTCTTGTCTTAGCGAAGACGCTGGTCTTTTCAATCGAGAAATTCATCTCGTTGAATAGATCTGTTCCGTCAGGATCTCCTAGATTTTCAGCAACGCTTCTCTCAATACCGCGAGCCTTAGTACCAGGATTATCACCAGCAGCTACGCTATCACCAGTTACGGTTTCGTATGCGGTATAATCATTAGCACCAGCGTTATCTGTTAGGAGACCGGGGTTGGCATTAGGATTAGAAGGATTAACTGTACCAAGTTCATTGGTTGTAGTTGGATCATAACCAGTGGTATCATTATTACCAGGACCAGTTGTATCAGCTGAGAAGTTGAAATCTGGTTCGTTGTACATTGCCTCACGACCACCGCGTGGGTTGCCACCTGAACCACTTTCTTGGTAGTGTGACTTCATTGCAAAGATAAGTCCAGTAGGACCGCTCATTGGTTGAACGCCGCAGATGTCATATGCCATTAGATTAGGCATTGCGCGACGTACAAGACCCATTAGAATTGGATCGAAACCTGCAAGACCACCAGTTTGTGGGGTGTTTGCTAGGCTATCACCGGATAGACCAGCTGGTCCAATTGCTCCGGCAGATGCTGGTGCTTCAGTAAGGAGACCTTTCTCCTCCATTAGCATATTTTTTGTGTTTTCTAGTAGTTGAGCGGTTACAAACTTTCTGTGATTATCTTTAATCTGACCTGCAGATTGTTCTTCAAGAACTTTTGACCACCTATTTACTAGAGCCTTTGGTGTGTTTCCCATGGTTTTTGCTCTGTGTTTAAGTGTTAAGTGTTATCATCAAGACCAGTTGCGGAGTGCAGAAACGATTGCATCATCCATTGGATTGAATGATCCATCAATTTCTGTATCTGCTACTGGGTTTTCATCGATGGAAGGTGCTTTGGGTGATTCCGAAGTGAAATATGATTCCTTAATCGTTGTAAGCTTCTTGCTATAATCAGCTTCTGATTTGAAATCAACACCTTCAGCAAGTGCTGCCATCTTTTCTTTCTGAGTATCAGCTAGACCTTCTGAAATTTGATTCAGAATTACAACGCTTTTTACTTCAGAGAGTTGCTTACTAATTTCAATATTGCTCTTAACTTGCTCGTTAAGGCGGTCTTCCATTTCACGAATAGTTTCAGCCATTCCTTCTACGACATCAACTTTGTCGTCAGGAATATTGACGTGGTTCGCACTTAATACATTAAGGAAACCAGAAATGAGTTCCTCATTAAGTTCGTTTTTGATACCACGATCAATCGCTACTTGGTTTTCTTCCAACCAGCGGTTAATAGCGTAGTTCACTGTGCCATCAACTTCCTCGCTAATTTCTGCCTTGGCAGTCGATACCTGCTTATCAAGTTCAGTGGCAAAGTGTTCTACAAGTCTGTCGTACTCCTCATTGATCTTAGATTTAACCGCTGCTTCAAAAATGGTTGCAATCTTCTCTTTGTACTCTTCAGTTAATTCTAGACCTTCTGTGAGTGCTTTTACGTCGTCAGATACATCAAATCCTTCGAATGATGGTCTGATTGGATATGTTACTGCTGCTCCCGTAGATGTGCCATAAGCAACATCAGCACCAACGGTAGGAGCAGTATCCATGCCAGTCTTACCAGCACGGAGTTGAGGGTCATTAGTAATTTGGGAAATTGGAGCAGCAGCCTTAGCACCAGGATTCTCCTCTCCATCTTCATCATTACTGTGAAGTGGTGCGGATGTGCTACCACCTAAATCAGTAACAGATTGTGCTCCAGGTACAACGCCAGTTCCTACTGTTGGAGTAGGATCGCTTGACATTGTATTGCGCTGCTGGGGATCACCCGAAACAGCGGATGGGTCTGAACCAGAACCAGGAATTACGTCTGCCTTCACAGTTGGAGCGGGTTCCGCTGTCATTGTTGGCATACTTTCCATCAAATTGTTCTGAGTTACAAACTCACCAAACTTTTCGTTTAACATATCTGACATCTGAGTTTCCCTCTTAACTTTGATATTTAGTGCTGTAGTTATTTATTAAATTAATTTGTTTGAGACATACGCCTCAAACGCTTTTACAATGCGCTCTTGGAGCTCATGTGATGGAGCAGTATCTATGCTACGCTTCATTTCTGAAATGTGGCGCTCCTTAAGGATGCCACCTTCCCATACCCATTCTTTACCTTCCATGATTCCATTTACAAATGCATCGGGAGCGGAAGGATCTGCTACAATATCAGCAGCAGTGGCGAGCATAAAATCGTCACGAACATAATTAGCACCATTCTTTTCTTCTAAAGAACCCATACCTCTGGAGGAAACTCCTAGCTTCACACCTTCATTAATTAGATTCTTTGCCAATGCGCCTTGTGGCATTGACTCTAGAATTTTTGCTTTACCAATAAAATTATTTCCCTCTTTTCTTAGGGATGTAATTTTATGTGAGATAAGATGTAAGTTGATAGTTGGACCATCAGGGTGTCCCAGTTCTCCAACTGCTCTACCAGACTTTACATACTCTTCGTTATATCTATTAACTTCTCTCTCTAGAACTGATAGTGGATAGACTCTACCATTACGATTTTTAATCTCGGACTGAAGAAATACTCCTTCAATATACAGATTCTTTTTGCCGCCAGATTCTTCAGTAAGAATCTGAAC